GTCAATCTTAAACCAAACTCCATTGAGAACTGTATTCATAGTAAATGATCAGCAAACAACACATGGTATGGGCTTACAAAATAATCCGTCAGCTCAAATTGGTGCAGACGTGTTAAAATCTATCTATACACAATTAACTGGTGACATGGTTGAGGTAACATTAACTATACTCGGTGACCCGATCCTTATTAAACAGGATGATTGGTTGTATGTAGTGGACCCAACAGATAACTCACACCCATACAACAAATGGAATGAAGTCAGTCAGTCATCTTTTGCTAATTTGTATGGACATATAAGAACAGACGTGGGCGATGTAATAGTTTCCTTCATAGTAAATACTCCAATTGATTCTGACATTGATGTTACTAATGAGGGATTGGTATATCCTCGAACAGCAAAATCATCCTTTAGTGGACAATATAGAATCATATCAATAAAAAGTATGTTCAATGAAGGAGTGTTCACTCAAGAACTATCTCTAGTTAGATACATCAATGATGCATATATACAAGGAGCCAATGCCGCTAATGCAAATACCAATCGTCCTAGCACAACAGCAAATGCAGCAACTCCAGCAGCCCAAGCAACTAGTAGTGGTGGTGTATCGATACTTTCTAGTGTCGTTAACAATCTTGGTATTCCTGCATTATCATCTGTTAACATTACCTCTATTAGATAATCAATAAGGATTTACATGGCAACTTCGAGATTTAGAAAAACAGGTGCAGCGGTTACAGCTAAAGCAGATGGTAAGAGATCTGGCTTTAACGTTGACCCGGGTCCATATGAAGCTATTGTGCAGGGACACGTACAAGGGTCTCGTATGGGACAGTTAATAGTAACTATTCCAGACTGGGGCGGAATTAACAACGTGTTTGATTCCGCAGCACTAGGCGATGGAACTGGAAGTACATCAAATCAAATTGTAGTTAGCTATGCTTCTCCATTCTATGGAAGTACATACGGTGCTGATACCGGTATCAATGCCAATACTCCGCAAACTGCGGGACAAAGTTATGGTATGTGGTGTATTCCACCAGATGTTGGAAATAAGGTACTAGTTACGTTTGTGTCGGGTGACATGAATAGAGGATATTGGTTTGCGTGTGTTTACGATAGCCCATCCCATCACATGGTTCCGGCCAATGGACGCAATATTGGAGGTCCAGGATTTGTGGCACCTATTCCAGCATCTGATGGTGTAGTAGGAATAACTGACGCATCTATTTTGCCAGTTGTTGAGGCAGACGTTTCGGACCCTAAACTTTTCACAGCTACTGGATTAACTGATACACCTCGATTCCCGCATGAAATACAGACAAAAATTTTAATGCAGCAAGGATTGGACCAAGACAAAATACGTGGTGCAATTAGCTCTAGTAGTATGCGTGAGAGTCCAAGTAATGTGTACGGCATTAGTACACCGGGTCGTTCTCCTACAACATCTAACCAAGTAAAAAATAATTCTCAAGCAGTATATTTCCGACAAGGTGGTCACTCCTTTGTAATGGATGACGGTGCAGATGGGACAGGACAAGATCCTGTTGGCACAGATCAGCTTATTCGTCTACGTACATCGGGCGGACATCAACTGCTAATGAATGATACTGAGGGAATTTTGTATGTTGCCGCAGCGTCTGGCTCACAATGGATGGAGTTTAGTTCTGATGGCACCATCAATGTTTATGCAGCCAATGGATACAATCTAAGAAGTTCGGGCGACATTAACTTTCATAGCGACACAGGAATTCATATGTGCGCCCCAACAATCGACATATCTGCAATACCAAGTTTAGGTAGTACATCAACTCCAAGTATATCTCTCAGCAGTAGTGGTACAGTTGATGTGGTGTCAATAACTGAGATGACACTTACTGCTGACACTTCATTAAAGTTAAATTCGATTGGCACTATTGATTTATTGTCGGGCAGTGATTTAACAATGGGCTCAGCAGCAACGGCAACTCTTGGAAGTAGTGGCAGCACAGTAATTACTGGACAGTCATTGGCACTTGATGGAAGTATGCTGTATCTAAACTCTAACCCAAGTAACATTCAACCTATTATACCACCGGTACCTGTGGTACTGTCACCACCTAACATGCTTCCAGATACATTATATGCTGGCGCAGGTTGGATTAACAATGGATTGCAAGTGCCAAGTACTTGTACAGTTGCTCCGGCGCATGAACCTTGGGTAGTACCAGGAACAACACAAAGACCACCAGCTTATGGTCCGGTTGGTGTAGTATCAACAAGTAGCAAAGCAGTTGCAGCCACACAAAGTTCAAAAGCTATAGCTGCAATAGCAAGTGGGGTTAAAGCACAAGCATCTGCTAAAGCCGCTAAACTTGCACAAGCTGCGGTTGCAGAAGCACAATCGAGAGTGACTGGTGCGGCTAATGCTGCGGCTACTCAAGCTGTGGCTCAAGCAAAAGCTACCGCTACAAAAGCTACACAAACCGCAGCTGAGGCTCAAACTAAAGTAACCGATGCAATTAAATTAGCAAAACAAGCATCGGGATCATTGTCAAAGGGTGTAACAAGTGTAACGGCCGGAATGCCAACTGTTCCAGTTAATATTCCATCAATAGGTAAACCATAATGGCAGATTTAGGATTTTTACAGGCAGCTGGAATCCCAGTTCCTACCCCACTACCAGTTAGTTGGTTAGGTCGAGCTGACGCCCCATTTAGTTTACCATCGTGGGCAACAATTGATCTGCTGTCGGCTGATCAGAATAGAAATTTGTTGTCACAAATTGGGTACGATAAGAGTACGTGGAACTACAAATTAATAGGGCCACAAAATCAACTCGGGCGATATCAATTTAGCACACAGGTATTAGAAAACTATGGATTGTTAGCTCCGGGTAGTAATAAAGCCTACGGCACCGCTTGCGTAAACTATCAAACATGCTGGAGACCTGTTACTATACGAAATACAAATTCGTATGCAAACTATATCTACAATATTACAAGCCTTAATGGATTCTTAAATAGCCCAGCTAGTCAAGATCATTTAGCATATCAAATATTGTACGATACCTATAGGTCATTACTGAGTGTTTCTGCAATTACCAATGCTGATTCAACTGACATAGTGGCCGGTATGCTTTATGTAGGTTGGGACTTAGGTGCTGGGGCTACGCCCACATACGATAATCCTACTGGAACTGGTGCGTATGCATGGCGATACAGTGGGCAAGGAATTGGGGTTAATTCATTTAACAGTGGGCGCTATTCGATAGTGATGCTTGGGCAATAAATATACATATGGCTACTTACAAAGGTTTTTCTACATTACGCAACTCCAAGAACTACACGCTAACAGATTTTGATCTAGCGCAACAGGACTTGATAAACTACTTCAACATTGCTAAAGGGCAGAAGTTGATGCAGCCAAATTTTGGAACTATTATCTGGTCTATGTTGTTTGAGCCATTGGATGAAGTTACACAACAAATTATCACTAAAGATATTCAGACTATTGTTAGCTATGACCCACGCCTAGCGGTGGGGCAAATTGCAATTACACAACAAACCAATGGTTTATTGGTGCAACTAACACTTTCCTACGTTAATACCGATCAAACTGCAACAATTAATCTGAACTTTGATCGACATTCGCAAACTTTAACAACCTCCTAATAATTAACGGCACATATTATTTTTCCTATAAATACTTGATATAGGTAGAGAATAATATGGCACAAACCACTCGACAATCAAACTTACTAGTTAATCAAAACTGGACTAAGATTTACCAATCGTTTACTAACGCAGATTTCAGCAGTTACGACTTTGAAACTCTGCGTAATAGTATGATTAACTACATCAAGGTCTACTATCCAGAAACATTTAACGACTTCCTAGAAAGCTCTGAATATCTGGCATTAATTGACATGATTGCGTTCCTAGGCCAGAGCCTAGCGTTCCGTACAGATCTGAACGCACGTGAAAACTTTATGGATACTGCACAACGCCGTGACAGTATTTTGAAACTTGCACGTATGTTGTCTTACAACCCACGTCGTAACACTGCGGCACAGGGATTGTTAAAGATTGACAATATTACTACCACTGAAAC